GTAGATGCTGTGTTTGCTGTTGCAGAATTTAAACCATCAAGTAAATCAGCGTCAAGACCACTTCCTGCTCCGTCATTGAAGGTTGAGAATATAGGACCGTCATTACCATCAGCATTTTTCATTCTCAAAGAATTAATTCCATATCCGGCATGGTAAAGTGCAGTTGCAGTATGTCCAGATCTATGGAAACCTAATATTGGGTTTGATGCATCGTTGGTTCTTAGTTCTATGTGATTTTGCCCTACAGCATATGAACTATTAGATATTGCTGGAGTATTTCTATCAAAAAGAGTAGGACCAAAAATATTTGTTTGATGTGCTGCAGCACCAAGATTTAGAGGGCCACCGTCATTTCTAAATGTTACTGCATTTGCTCCTCCATCTGCAGTTCTTGTAGAACTATTGATAAAACAGACAAGCCTCGATCCAGCATCATTATCACCATTTAATATAAAATTATACGAGGATGCTAGTGCAGTAACATTATCATTTCTCCAATTTGCCTTAAATTTTACTATATTTTGATATGCATTTGATGTTACAGTTCTTCCAAAAAGTGCATCATTATTAATCAGACTGATTTCAAATGGCCATGTGCCGTCTACTTGTGCCCAACTAGCAGTATTTGCAGCATTTCGTAAGATATAAAATACATTTGAATTTACATGAAGACTAGCAGTCGCATGATCTGTGTCTATTAGAGCAATTGTTGGACTAGATCCAGTTAAACGTAAATCATTTTCTAGATAAAGTGCTCCTCCTTGAACTTGCAATACATCATCACCAGATCTGATAATTCGCATATCAAAATCTTCTGTTGCATTTGCAAAGTCAATATGTGCAGAATTTCCAACTAATTGAATTTGACCATCACCACTTGCACTTTTACCTACCCAGACTCCAGAAGTTCCTGTTGGAGAATCTCCAATAGTTCCAGTAAATAATTGTGACCCACTCCAAGTGTTATTTCTTTCTAATGAAGGATATGTGAACCAATTCGTCCAAAGTCTACTACCAGAACTATCATATGCTTGCCTCATTTCAAAATATGAGGCATCTCCAGACGGATAATGAATTTGGAGTCCGTAATTGCTGTTTCTATGTCTATGAACTCTCAAGTAAGCATAAGTATTTGTTGGATTATTTGCACCACCAGTAGGATCTACATGATAGAAACCTTCATGAATAAAGTTATTATGGTTGTTTGCAACTCCATGAACTGCAGTATAATATTCTCCCCCAGGATGGTGGTAATTATTCCAGTTTGTTGATGCTTCTGTTAATTGAACATACCCTGTAGAATTCCACCCATCAAGTAAATCAGCATTTAAGTTAGTTACAACAGTTGTAGAAGAAACAGTTAATGGAGCAGTTCCTGTCGCTACTCTGGAGGTTAATGTATTAGATGAAACATTACTAATCGAATAGATATTTCCAGTACCGAGTTCAATATATGAAGTTAAGTTATTATTTCCAACAAACGCAATGCTGTTTGCAGGTAGTGATGGTTGACCAGATACAGTAAGAACACTATCTATATTTCTGTGATAAATTCCCCATTGTGCATTTGCTATATCGCAATAAATCCAATTATCTTCCGTGTTTGATCTAGAAATAATAGGAGCATCTGTAAATGCAGATACGCCATGATCTCTCCAAGTAGTAACTGCAGTTCTCGCTTGTAATGATGCAGTAATTGTACCAGCACTGAAGTTACCAGAACTTCTAGTTACTACACTATTTCCAGAAGTATCTGTAGATGATGTGTTTAATCCATCAAGTAAGTCTGCATCTAGACCATTTCCAGATCCTTCATCATTTACTGTCAGTACTCTATAATTGGTTTGTCCATATCTACCACCAGCGTAAATATTACCTCTAGCATATACATTTCCATCTCCACGAACATCAAAAATAGTATCAGCACTATTACTGGTTGCAGATAAATCAGCTGTACTTTGATTAGCTCTTCCACGAACATCAAAAATACTTTGTTCTCCATTATTTGCATCACCTGAAATGATGACCGCAGGAACATTAAATACATCATCATTTTTATAAAATATTGCAACTGGGTCTGCACTTTGTTCATTTCCAGTTACAAATAATCCAACACCATCATTGCCATCAACTCGTAATGCTGCAGAACTTGTATATGCAGCATGACCACCATTATCATCATTATTGATAACTACACTTTTATTGAAATTTAAACTATCTTTAACTGCAACATAGGTTAAACTTGCATTTGCACCATTGATAACAATTCCAGCATTGTTAGCTGCAGCAGCATTTATGGCACCGGAAGCCAATGTAAGATTTAAATCGCTTACAGTAACTACAGTTGAATTAATTGTAGTAGTAGTTCCATCTACTTGAAGATTTCCTGCAATTACTACAGTACCAGTATTATCTCCAACTCCAGCAGGATCCAGAGTAATAGTGGATGGGCCAGTAATTGAGTTAGTAGTAATGTTAATTCCGGTACCAGATGTTCCTGTGGATAGTTGACTTGCAAGTGCAGTACCAGGTACAGTAACTCCAGTATTTGTAGTTTGAAATTTTAATGAATTGCCATAATATAATTTAATACTTCCATCATCTCTACTTGCACTGAATAGGGTGTATGCAGACCCGTTTTCAATTTTTAATTCGTCTGAAGTGGTTCTATAAACTAAATCTAACCCCTGAGCATTACTAGTATCTAAAAATTTAATTTTTTGTGGTCCAGCACCACTCAAAGTAATGTGTGAATATGTATCGCCATCTCCACCTGTTACAGTAAGTCCTTTACTATTTGTATTGTCAATTATTAATTCATTATCTAAATTTACATTCCCAACAAATCTAGATGTACCATTTACATCTAGATCATATGATGGGCTATTTGTTTTTATACCTACTCTATTATTATCTGGATCTACATGTAGAGTATTGCCGTCAACCTCTAAACCATTTTTGACAATAAAATTTTTATTAGTTGCCATAAATCTCCTTAGGGTTCACTTTCCCCCTATTTTGTATAAGTATTTATAAATTATACCTTAATTGCAGTTACTGTAAATTTGTATGTAGTTGAATTTGAAGATGCTGCAGTTGCAAGAAGTCTAAGATTATTACTAACTATATCTAAATCAAAAGTAGCTAAACTTCCATTTGTAGTGATTGTTCCATATGTTGTAGTATATACGGTACTTCCATCATGAACAACAAGTATTTTCTCTATATGATATTTGGATCCTTCTGTCATTTGAACTAAAATTTCAAATGATCTATAATTTACTGCAGAAATTGATAAAATAGATGTTTGTGTTGTGGTGGTTGTGGTTGCTGTATATGAACCTTTTAGACTATTTGCATCAAATATTTCATTTTCAGTAAGTGTTAAATCTCCAGTAATTGTTACACCAACTGAGGTAGTTTCAAATTTTTTGGATGCATCATAGTAAAGTTCTACTGAACCATTTTCTATAAATCTACCAGAATTTTCACCATTCTGTCCTCTAATAGCAACAAGAGTACTACCTTGAATATAAAGATTGCCATCACCATTATCCTGAATATAAGAATTACTTCCATCATGCCAAATTTGTAAATCTCCAATCCCAGATTGATCGCCAATAATTATCTTATTATTATCACCAAGATATACATTACTATTAAATGTTGTATTGCCAGTTACTCTTAATGTGCCATTGATATCTAAACTATAATCTGGAGTAGAATCATTAATGCCAATTCTATGGTTTACATCATCAACATATAAAGTATCACCACTGTTAACATTTTTATAATATTCAATTCCACTCGTACCAATAGTAAATCCAGTTTTTACATTTGACTTCCAAAATGTAGTATTTTCGGGAGATCCTTGCTGCACTAAAATATATCCAATGCCAAGTTCGGCAATACTGTCCGAAATAGTTGGCCTTGTTAGAATATATGAAGTAGATACACTTCCTACATTAGTTACTTCATATACACCATTATGTGCTTTATCTGTTTGGTCATTAATCAATACTTTATCGCCAACAGATAAAGTTACTCCATCAAATGTGGGTAAAATGCCAGAGGAAGAACCAGTAAGAGTTGCACCAACACCAGAAGTTCCATTTGAATAAGTTGCAGCTAAATTAGTAGTTGTTTTTGCTTTAACTACTACAATACCCAATGTAGACCAAACTGGAACTCCACTCCTTACTGTCAATACTTCAGATTCATTTCCTATTGCTAATTTAGATAGTGTGTTGACTACATTGCCATACAATATATCTCCTTTAGCATATGATGTGATATTTGTACCACCTTTTAAAACAGGGACCGTGGAGTTAAAGTTTGCAGGATTTAAATAATATTGATCATTATTACCATTTAATGTAATTGCATCTACAACTAATGGTCGAATAGTTACATCTCCATCAGAAGTTACTTCAAATTGACTTTTATTGAATGCAGCAACACCAATTTGAGTAAACCCGGAAGTTCCCGTCGTAGATCCAGATACTTTATTGATACCAAGTTTAACTTTATTGAAGTAAACAGTGTCCGAGCCATCTACATAACTATCTCCAACTAATGTGAGTGGGGAACCAGTTTCTTCTGATATTCCCTGAACTGCTCTGGCCCAAACTTGGTCACCTCGTAGGAAAGTTTTATCCGATGCAGTTCCAGAATATGCGAGTCTAGCAGGGTCTAAAACACCAGATACAATGTTAGCAGCATCTGCATTTGCACCAGAAAGAACAGCCCAATTTGTTGAATACTGAGTTGAAGTACTTATAGAACCAACAATTGTAATGTTGGACTTGGTTAGGGTTGTTGTTCCAGAGCCAATAGATGTTATGTCTACTGGAGATACTGTTGTTCCAGAAACAGAAGATGTGGCTGAAGCTTTTGTTGAGTGTAAAGTAAAAGTATTTTGTGTTACTGAACCAACAAAATAATACTCTGTATTTACTAATCCCCCTGGAACATTAGACCCGATTACTTTTACTGGATCTGATGTACTAAATCCATGAGAAGGTATGTATAATCTATTATTGAGTACACTTACTCGGTTTAAAGTAAATTTATGTGTACCTGAAGAAGATGATGTAAAACTAATTTTATTCGCAGCGTTTAACCCATATTCCGTATATAATTCAAATGTAGAAGAACTTAAAACTTTGATGTAATATATTTGATTATTAAGTAATCCACCAATGGCAATATTTGGAGATGAATCATAAATTAAATAATCTCCACTTGCTAGTCCGTGTGAAGCAATAGTGATAACATAATTTATATAATCTACATCTGCAGATGCATCAAAAGTTAATTGGCTAGTTGCTGTATTAGTTATAGTATTTGTCGGTGCATTTGCATCTGCAATATAATCTGGATTTGTCGTACTAGCATTAAATTTAATTCTTTCGCCAGTAAGATTAATATATAATCTATTTTGAATTGAAGATACTGTATATTGAAATCCAGTTCCAGTTCCGCCAATATTTGCTGCGTTTACAGTTAAAATATTATTTACGGCATAACCGGACCCACCCCTTCTCAAATCAATATTAGTTATAGTTCCATTGGTTACAGTAATGTCTGCCTTTGCTCCAGAACCAGAGCCACTAGTTAATGAAACATTTGAGTATACTTGTGATCCAGAAGTTGGAGTATATCCACTTCCTGCAGATGTAATTGTTCCAGAATATGCAACACCGGATTCTAACCCGTTTATTCCTTTTGTTGTATCTATAGATCCAGTAGAAGAAGAAATTACTCCTTCAACGGATGATATTCCAGTTAAATTAATAGTTTGTGTTGAATCAATTACAATAAATTGAGAAATATTATCGGATTGAAGAATGTAGCTAGTATCTACTCCATTTACAGTTTCAGTAACTAGGTCACCAGCTCCAGCATCAATTGCAGGAATATCTAAATACAACTCATATCTAGAATCTAATCCAGTAGTTTTATATGTATTGAAATTTCTGATTGGAGGAATAATTTCAAGATTTAATTTTCCAGCAGAATTTAGTTGTACAACAGAGTTTGGAACAGAGTTAATACTAACATTTTTATCAATAAAATCTCCAAGTCTATTGTTTAGGAAATCTCTTGTTGCCTTTTGAGTTGAAATTCTACTGTGTGTTGCTCCACCAATTTCATTGTCTCCCAATCCAGCATCTTTTGAAAATTCATCAATCGAGATATCAGAAATTGATAGTTTAAGAGATGACAATTCTCCAATAACTACTCTTTGAGAAAAACTAATTTCTCCGCTTCTGTTTTCAGCTCTAATAAATTTACCAACTTTAAAGTCTCCCAGTTCATCCGTACCTGAACTATAGACTCTACCGGGATAATCTTCATACTGTTCATACGCTTCAACTTTTTGCCCGCCATTTTCTGGCAATGCGTTATAATCAATACCAGATCCAATAAATTCCCATGTGTGTCCTGATGAGTTTACAACTGAAGGTCTGTGAAGAGTAATTAATTTTCCTACAGTCCCTGAAATATTTTGAACCGTATTTCCTATAATTGTACTGGATACGTTAAATTCTGATGTATATAAATCTGTTCTAGATTCACAAGTACCTATAAACAATGGTTGTGGAGTAGGAGAATGATCCTCGATGGTCATTCCAGAAACAAATATATTTCTTACTTGAATATCGCCAATTTGAACTTTATTTACAGATACGACTAATATTCTAGTGTCTGCATCCCAAGAATATACTGTTCCATTTGATGTAGTTGGACCAGAAGTTCCTATGATCTGTTGACCAACATTAAATGTGTATGATCCTGCTGGTATTGTAATATTCTGATAACTATTATGATATGAATCTACATTATCAACAAAGAAATCTTCAACATTAGAATAGAAATAATGTGTCCCAGATGATGTTGAAGTTAAATTAATTTTATATTGTAATGACTCATCTTCATATAGTTGAAACGTATTATCATTAATATATTTGACAAAGTATACAGTATTATCAATTAATCCTCCAATTACATCATTCCCATTTGCATCATATAAAACACTATCCTCGTTCAATAACCCATGATTTGCTTCTGAGATATAATCATCTATGATATTTACATCAGTTGATGCTGCAATGGTATATTGAGTTCCTGGTGTTTTATAGTCTGATGTTACCTCACTTCTATGTAAGATTCCATCCGTATCTGCAGAAACGAAAGTATGAGTATATTGATCATTCGGTCCAGATGGACCAACATTTACATTAAATGTGTTAGTAGTTACATTTAATATTTTTAGCCAAGTTCCTGATGCAGGATCGGTAGATCTAGGATGTGCAAGTTGTGTTACGTTGCCATCAGATGAACAAGTAAATGTTAATGATTCATCTTTAATTAAAATTTCTTCTCCTACAGCAAATCCATGATTGGCAACTGTTATAGTAGAAACTCCAGTTAAAGGATTATATGTTGCATTTGTTGCAGTGTGAGATGTTGTTGAATATAATCTAATAACATAGTGGTTGATTACTGGTCGTAGAGTACCAATAACTTCAAGTGCCTGTTTGTTGGTAATTAATTTTTGATTTGATACGATACCTTGGTCGAATATATAATATTCATCTCTATAACCAGAGCCTCGCAGAGCATAGATACCAAAGTTTGATGCAGAGTTAGTGATAGATGCATACCCACCAGACTGAGCATATACGCCATGCTTACAAAAAATTTGGAAACATGATACTAATTGAGCATATGCATCATTGATAATATGCCATGCAGTTCCGCCAAAAGAAAGAATGGTAAAATATGCTGCAACCATTGACTTTCCTTGCACTGGAGCAGCTCCCGCCACAGGAAGTTCTACTTCACTTTGATTTAGTGGAGTATTAAACTGTGCAATTCTACTACCATCAATTAAAGCACCATTACCGCCCAAAAATGAAATAATTGAACAATCTTTAATGTATGGAGAAGTTGAAATAATTGGTTTTGCTGATGAAAGTCCAGTATATGGAACTCTGTTTACAGTAGTATCTTCTACATCATCAAATGCAATAGCGTATCTCCAAGTATAATCGGCATTTCCATTATTATCTAAATGGTCTCTAAAAACAACTCCTTCGATTAATACTTTATTTCGTATTCTAAAAATATCTTTATTTGCATTGAGTGGGCGAATAACAGCACCCCTCAAATTGTCACCAATAATTGAAATATTATCGTTTACAATGATTGGATTATTTTCTATATAATCTCCAGTTGCAACGTAAATCGTAACTGGTTTTGGCATTCCAGATGCGACAATACATGCTTGCCTAATTGAAGCAACTGGAAATTCTATACCGTCATTGGAATCATTTCCATTAGCAGCAGATACATAAACTCTATTACCACCATACCTATCAACTGGATTTAGTGATACTATTTTTTCATTTTCGCCCTGTTTACGTTTAATATACGCTTGTCCATCATACGTATTAAGTCCTACTTCTCCCAGATCCAAATCTGTAGTAGTTGGAATACGTCCAGGAACTGCTGATCTTTTGAGCTTAATATTTGATGCCATAAGACGGTATATACCTAAAAAAATAGAGGGATATATATCCCTCTTTCTATTTATTGATTAATCTCTCGATGGATTATATGTTCCGTCTTCTCCAACTTGAGGCATATTAAAGGCATATTCATTTTTTATGTTTGCCAGACTCATTTCAACGGGATTATTTTGCTCTGGTAGAAAGACTTCGGTTTCAGTTAATTCAAGCTCGGAATCTTCTTTAATTTCTTCTCTTTCTGTCTCATCAATAATATCTATTCGGGAAGGATCATGAATAGCTTCTGAAACTCCAGATAGATGGTGGTGGGCATAAATTCTAGTTCCATTTTCAATAGGAGTAAATGAAACAGAATAATAACCAATTTTTGGATCAAAGAAAGGAAGTGGTGAATCAGACTCTATAGTTTTTTGAATCAGTTGTTTAAACTCAGGGGGAACTTTCTCCCCCTGAAGTTGTTCTTCGCAAACTTTGCGATTTTCACGATCTAGAAATTGATTTAATTTGATCTCTTGATCTTCATTCAGGAAAAATGACATAGATAACTCCGACAAAATTAGATGTAAATAGTGTCAACTGCAATTGTAGAAGGTTCGGCGGAAACTGTTACGGTAGATTCTAGGTGAACCTTCTTGTTGAATCTAGTCATATTTATGTTCATTAGAGACCATTCAAATGCAGATAGATCACCGAATGTAGGTCTTACGGAGAGATGTGCAACATCTTTGGACCACCACCACCATCTGTTGCCGATTGGCTGGACTTGATTTTCGGTATTAAGTAGTGGTGTCGTGTTATAACTTCTACGTCCAATGTTGAATGCGAAGTTGTAACCATTTGCACCTGCCATTTCGGAAGACATTACATTATCACCTTTGAGGTTTGTTGTTCCTCTATTTGTTACTGGATTATCAAACTGAACCTTCTTAAGACCTCTTGTTCTGAGGATCCATGCCTCACTTGAAGCAGGAACTGCAGGACCAGGAGCAGTTAATCTAACTCTATTATAGTCAATTAGATGCAATACAAATCCAACAAAGACATAGTTTGAACCACTCTTATAATATAGTGCATCACCTCTTGCAATCTTAGCACTTGCGTTGATAAATGTTGCTCCTCCAGTTGGAGATCCAGCTGAAGTTGCAGTGAATAGAGTTCCAGCATTATTATTTGGAGCACCGTATTGGGTGAAGTCAGTTCCAGATATTGCAGTTCCAGGTACAGAACCAACAGATCCAATAATATAATCAGTACCTACAACAATTGCGTTTGATCCATTTGCAGTTAATTCATAACCATCTAGGATATGACCACTATTAGATCCACCAAAAGTAATATCAGTTTGACCAGCAGTTAGGGAGAATGTATAGTCACCGACTCTTTGATAGATTGAAGATGTATATGCAGAAGGTGTATATGACTGTGCATAATTAATGATCATGGTTTCTTGTAGTCTGGTATTATTACCAGTTCCCCAGCGAATATCCCCCCACTTACCAGATACTCCACCTCTATATTTGAGATCTTGATATCTCCAGGTAATTGTATTGAGTTTCTTGATTCTGCTATTAGAGATAGAATTGAATGTGCTAGACCACTTATATGGTTGATATGCGAGAGGACCAATGCCACCTTCATGATACCAACCTGCCCACCATCTATCATCAAGTAGTTTCTCACTTGTATGCATTGAGAGATAAATGTTCTCAGTATTGAGGTTAGTATGTTGTACTGGGTTTGGACATGAAGAACCAGTGAGTGCTTGGTTATTCTCCATCAGATAGATTGGTTGTGAAGAACTGAAGAATGTATCAGTTCCATTACCATGGAAGTATCTGAAGTTTGGTGAGAATGCCTGGGTATTATAATCTGGAGAATCAGTTAAACCAAAGTGTGTCCATGCTGGACGAACAGGTTGTGCAGCCAGCCAGATACTATTACCTCTCTGTCTACCCCAGTTGATATTTAAAGCACCAGAAGATGATAGACCAGTTACCTTGACACCATCAACTGTTCTTCCGAAGTTGCCTACCCAGCCAAAGCTACCATAGATACCCTTACCATTGTTTAGAGTACGGTTGACATACCAAGAATTCCAAACCCTAAATTGTGCAAACTCTACAGATCCACCGAACTCACTGTGCATAAATCTCATTGCAACAGGTCCATCATACTTGAATAGATCACTTGAATGTGCAACAAGAATATCGCTAACTGATAACCAATCAGATGGAGTTGGATGTGTTGAATATAGAATATTATCTGGAGAATCAAGAGTTACAGTTGAATATCCATCTGGGTCTAACGATGCATCAGTTACAGTGAGTACAGTTCCTGATACCAATTTGAGTGATGGTTTTGGCACAGAGAATAGTAGTCTCTCGCCATTTGTAAATCCACCAATATAGTTTACATCATATTCAAATGTCTCTCTTGAAGTTGGTGAATTGGTTGTTAACCTTGCCTTCAAGTAAATATCTTCTCCACCAATATTTTCAATGTAAATTGTCTCATCTGGCAGATTTGTTCTGAAGGTTAGTGCCTGTCCGTTTGTCAATCCAGTTGAAGTGATATTTGCACTTAGAGTAATCTGAGTTGATGTTATGTTTGTAATGGTTGTATTTGCAGGAATATTGTTTCCAGAAACACCATCTCCAACATTCAATCCACTTGTAGAAGACATAGACACAACTGCTTGACCAGCAGCTGCTGTTGCATTTGTATTGATTGTTCTGTTATAGAAGAATACTCCACCAGCAAAGTCGTAATCTACATATTTAATATCAGCAGAATTTACAGTATTTCTGAGTTCTAGTCTTGGTACGAATGATACAATTCCACCACTCTGATTAACTTCAGAGACATAAAGAACTAGGTCTTGTGGGTATCTTGGGTTATCATAGTTAAATACTGCACCTCTAATGATTAAGAAGTCATTCATTGCATATCCAGAACCTGGAGTATCAATAGTTAGAGCAGTTACTTCACCTCTAGAACCAATTGTGAAGGATACAACTGCACCTACACCAGTATTTGCGGCACTGCCACCTAGAGTTACAAGTGAACCTCTCCATGGATCAGATGTATTTTGTGAAATTTGACCTGCGTTGTTATAGTATACACCAAACTGACTAATAGGTTGTGCAATTATACCCGCATAAGTCGCATCAGGAGTAAGATTTCCTACAGTAGGTGTAATACCGTAGTCAACATAATAAGTTGTGTTATTATAGACATATGATGTAATTGGAGCTACTGTTGATAGAGTATTTTCATCGGTAATGAATGAGTGTGAACCACTTGTGTTGCCGAATACATAATTATCACTTTGAGCACCAGTCTTATCAGTATATCTTCTGTGAGTAACTGTGTATGTTCCAGGTCTTCTGAATCTATCTTCACTACCATAGTAACTGACTGCAGATCCAATGAATCCCTTGAGTGCATCTCCTTCATTAAGTGAAATATTTCTGATATTGATATATCTTCTATTTCCACCTACAAATCTTGTATCTCTTCCAACTCCTTGGATTAGAGTATTTGCTTCATATGTATATTTGACAGTATCCCCAGATTGAATTCTTCCAGATCTATTAGGAAGTCTGATTTGATTTTGGTTTGTAGTTAGAAGTGGTAAGTTGGAGTTTAGATAACTACCACCACTTCTTGGATATGACCAACCACCCATATTGATGGAGATAAATCCGAAGTTTCTTGAATCCTCATGTGATAGACACTCTGGGTTTGCACCTGAGCCATCAACTGCAGTTCCACCATAATTGATTGGATCTGAGAGATGTAGTCTGATTACATTACTTGCACTAACTTTTTCAATATCAGAGATTCTTGACTTGAATACATTAGTAAATCTATCCCATGGATGTCCCTCAGTATTAAATGCAGGAATAATATAGAATTCAGTTTCTGAATCTAGATTTGCAAGTAGTGGGTTAGAAACTATAAATGTAATTTCTTCATTTGCAGTAAATTCTACTGATTGGTTACTGATTGCAGCAGTAGCATTTTGGTTTAACGTAATTGTATAAGTAAAGTTAGGTGAAGTTCCAGCTCTGTTGACAGAAGAAATTCTGGTTCCAGTTGGAATACTTGGATGTATTACTCTAATTCCAGGAACGAGTCCGAATGCAACTGATGCAGCACCTGTGAGAGTGAATGTATTAGAACCTTGTGCAATTGTAATGTTTGCAGTTCCGATGCCTGTTGATGTGTCTCCATTTAGAGGAATACCATTTAGTCTATCAAGACCTCTGGTTGATTCAATGATTGATAGAGGATCAACAACTCCAAAAATTGCTTGTTCTGATCTACCATTAATAAATGTATTTACATTATTGGCAACTTGATGTGGAGCAGCAATATTTTGGAAGATAATTCTTCCTGAAGTTTCATTAGTTTGATCATTAAAATCAGCAGTTGCTCTCTTGGTGTTAATAATTTCACCAAAGATTAAGTTATCTCCAATTCTATTTCTAGATGATGGGGTAGCAGCAGTTCCACTTGCAGTACCAACTCTAAACTTGTAGAGTTTTGGCCAGGAATCAAATGTATCATTTGTTCCTCTTCTATACCAGCTTTGAGCTATATTTCTATGTGGTAGGGAAACAATTTGACCCACTTCAAACTTCTCAGCATCTTCATTTAGAGTGTCTGCAGAGCTAGTGACATCTACATATGCTCTATTGGTTGTAGTAATACCAGTGTGAGTTAGATATGAAGTGGATAGAGTTGTGTAACCGATTGCAGCAAGTCGCTTATATGTTGATGCAGTTGTATCAACTGGATCTGCAAGTTTAATTTCAGTAGCAACTAGGTTGTTAACAGAAATTGTTGGAGTTGCAACAGTTGGGTTAGTTGGATCGCCAGGCTGTAGATTCTCAGTAATATCAAGACCATCCCAATCATGAATATATGAAGGCCAATACTTAGTATTACTTCTAGTAATAGTTAGTCTATAACCAATTAGATTATTCACAAATATTTTATTAAAGTCGCAAAGTTCTAGTTCACCGATTTCACATCTACCTGCAGATGGCCAGTATCTTAGAATATTATCATCTTCAAATAGATCAAATCTTGATACTAATTCGCCATTTGCAAGTGTTCTGTTATATGTAATATTATATGATTCTTCTTCTAGTCTTACTACTAGTGAAGTTCTGATATCCTCTGGATTTGCTGGGTTTGCATACTGATAGATGCCTAGATATGGCTTTCCAAGAGTACTCTTGGCAATCTTATAGTTTTGATCGCCATACTGAATGTAGTTGCCTGGAGCAATAATAGACTTAGCACGCTGTAGTGCTGCCTTAATACCAGTTAAACTTGTTTCGATAAAGTTATTTACAATAAATGTGTTGTTAGCAACTGCAGAGATGATTTCACCTGGCTCAAACATTTCATAATCAACATCAGTGATGTTTGTTCTAACTCTTGCAGTTTCTAGAACTGTAATTTCATAGTAATCATTTCCAGTTACAGGGTATCTTAGAACATCATTTTTATTGTTATTAAGACCTAATGAAATGATATCGAAGGAAAGAATATTTCCTGCCCCATCTGTCTCTAATAAGGCTTTAATCTTATCTCCAGATGTTTGTGTCTTATTTGTATTGGTGAATTCAATTACATTTAAACTTGATCCAGATACTCTTGAAAGAGTTGCAATTCCATTTCCTCTCTTGACAATAGACACATCTTTTGGATTTGCAAAGATTGATTTCTTTTGTGCAGAATCAAAACCTAGTTCATACTTGGAATAAGTGGTTCCGTCAGCATTTGCAATCTTCTTGTATCTAGTTGTTAGAGTTGCAAGATAGTTAAATCTCTGTGATGGAATAAAGTTGGTTAGAAGTTGTAGTTGGAAACCAGACCAGTCAGTAATATTCGCAGTAGAATCATAGTTATTATATTCAATATTTCCAGAATATGTAATTTCAAAGTATGCAGTAGTTCCCTGCTTATAGAAGTTAAATGTTAAAACAATAGCAAGTACTGAGTCTACATTACCACCTCTTACAATTTTGGTGTAGTTAGGATAAACGTTTTTAGCAATTAATTCTGCTTTATCCTTTTGAGTTTGAGTATCATAAGGTAAGGTGAACACAAGTGTCTTGGAATTTAAAATCTTACTTGAGTCAGGATGTCCACCAGATACTCCTGCAGCAATATTAATAAATGTATTATTAAATCTTAAATTATTTCCATCTAGACTTGAAGAAGTGCTTCCACTATAAGAAATATTCTGAGTTGTAAACTTCTCATCTAGAATAACAGTTGTCTTGAATGATGTATTATTGGAATCATATTTAGGAATTGCAGAAATGGTTTGAATTGGGAATGTTCTGGAGTCATAGTCAACTCTCTTGCCTGATGGTAGGAAGTTTGGCTCGATGTAAAGATTATTAGACTTAGAGAATGTGGTATAATACTTGAAGAGAATATCATCTCTACTTACATTAATTCTCTTGAAATCATTATTTCCAATTGCATTAATAACAGTAGTTCCTCTTGGCTCAATGAGATCTACAGAGTGACCATATCCAAACTTATTGGTTGCAATGAGTCTATTTGCAAGTGGTGAAGTTGCAGAATTATCATTTCCAGAATATAATAATGAAGACCAATCGAGAGTTAGATTTCCTCTAATTCTTACGCCATTAATGTAGATTTGACCATTATTTGTGGAAATGATGCCACCATGATATGCACCGCCATATGTGTTTGAAATATCTGATGCGTCTGAGAATGCACCAATTGTAACATCAGAAAGTCTGATTTCATTGGTACTACCAGGAATTCCATTGATCTTGATTAAGCTTGCACCTAGATTTCCTACTGATGGAGCTGCAACAGTTGGGAACTTCTTACGAGTTACTCTATAACTATTTGCATAGTTGATAAATACCTTTCTACCTCTTGTATCCATTCCAGAGCCACTAAGTCTGTAACCAGAGCCAGCTTGAGATAGGTTGTACTTAGCAATTCTTTCAAATTCTTGGTCACTTACGAATCCAGTAGTTCTTCTTCTATCTTGACCAATTGTAACACCATCAATTGTAAATACCTGACCATCAAGTAATGCATAACCATTAATATCTGCATAGCTAAATCCAGAGAATGCACCGAGAACTGAAGAATTTGCTCCAGAGTTATCTGGGTGTGATGCAACTGCAGAAGCATTCACTTCAAGTAGATAGTATCTTTCATTCTGCCTACCATAAAGTCTTCTAAAACCGTTGGGGAATACTGGAACTGTTATACTATACTCTTCATTATTATTTCCAATTTGTACAGTGATTGAAGTATGCTTTGCCATATCAAACCACTGTGGGTAGATCTTCTTGGCAGGAACAATTGAACCAACTGTAATTGTAATGTTATTTGAAGAGCTTCCTCCGAGTGAGGTGCCTGGAATTGTTAGAATATCTCCAATTTTATATCCAGAACCTGGAGTTGCAACTGTTACTGATGTATATGCACCACCACTTCTAGTTACATTAAAGGTTGCTCCTGTTGAACCTGCGGTGCCACCTGTAGCAGCAACTGCAAGATAAGTTTGATCTCCAGTAACTGCAAAACCAAGTCTGCTGAAGGAGTTAACTCCGCCGAATGATGCACTTGGATTTAGGTCAATTACGAGGTTGATTGTATCTCTCTGATATCCCGCAACGATACCAAAGATTTCTGGAGTATCGAATTCTGTATCATCATAACCTTCACCAGATGAAGTATATGACTTGGGTAGGAATTCTCTTCTCTTCTCTAGACACCAGTTGTAAGTTAGTGAAACAAACTCATCACCATCACGGTTGGTGAATACTAGATATACACCATCAGATAGATTGGTTGCAGATGTAAAATCAATATCCTCATCAGCAGAAGATCTTCCATCAGTTGGATCATATAGAGCACAAATAAGTTCAATTCCTGTCAAAGTAGAACCACTAATTACTTTTTTGACATCAAGAACTTTTGTCTTCTTGGTTGATGCAGTTACACTTCCGGTTGTTGCATTTGGGAAGTAATACATGGTTGTGCCAGGAATTACATAATCTCTTAACCAATTAAATTTCTGTAAATCAGAAGAAGTTGTGAAGTTAGATGCAGTGAATACAAACTTGATAAATCTTGAATCTTTTGAAATAAAAGTTGTTGAGTCTACAGTTGGATTTACAATAGCACCAGAAGCATCAGTTAGAGTTTGATTATTCACATAGTATGAGAACAGACCCTTACCTGCAGATGCAGAATTATAAGTTGTATGGAATGCAAGACCACCTTGAATATTTGCAGTTGATGCAGGGAATCCAGCAGATTGTTTTACATACCATGCCTTTCTAACTCTTCTTCTTGCAACGATTGTTGAAGGATCTGATGAGTAAGAATTATCAAGAATTTCATTTCTTGTAATTGCTTCGTTTAGACCTAGGAAGTGAATATTGGAAATGTTTAGTCCGCCAGTCGAGGTAATGTTGTCTCCAATGCTTGAAACATAGAGATTATCAGTTCTTCCTGCCCAGGTATTTGAGAATCCAGGACTTCTGAAGAAGCTTACAGAGTCTCCAGACTTAACTTCACTTAGGGAGTATCCGCCAATTCTACCAGCAGATCTCTTAGCGAATTCTTTAGAGTACTGTTCACTAGTTGATTGTACACCTGAACCATTGATGACTAGTTTACATGGGAAGTTAGCACCAGTTAGTCTGTAATATCCAGGCTTCATGATGAGTTCCACTTCATCATTTGGTCCAAATGATTGATCAGTTGCAAATTTAGCAACCTGAGTTAGATTTTCAAATGGTTGGAAAGTCTTAACAGCACGCTTAGTTTGTAGGTTTGCACCTAGAGCCTTAGATGTAACTGGGTTTGGAACAATTGAATCTGTATACTTAGTATCAATATCGCCAGTATATGGAACTGGTTTCTGTGGTAGAGTATATAGAGTTGCACTTTCAATGTCTACATCTTCACTGATTGATTCTACATCTGGAATAAATGCAGTCTCAAATGTCCACTTATCTCCATAAGATGCATAAGTTTGACAACCAGTAAAGAAGATTTTGGTAGCTGAATCATCAATATAAGTTACATTGTTATCTCCACTTGATTGAGTATCAACTCTTCTGAGTAAGCAAAGTTGATTTGTGAAAGATGAGGTTTTGAAGTAGATGAATGTAGTATATCTTACATTTCCAGAAACACTGTTTCTGATTGTTACTGCACCTCTTGTTGGAATTGCATTCCAGAAGTTTGGATCAACGGAGATTCTTACCGAGGTATCTCTTACAGGAGTGTCAACAATATTAGATACAACATTTTGACCTAAAGTTCCTCTTACATATTGTGTATCAGCAATTGCAACATCATCGCCAATTACTGAAAGTACAGATGAATAATTCCTTAGAATTGTATGTAGATTGTACTGTGAAGATTTTGGAAGTACACTAGTTACATAGTCATAATATGACATGTAGTTTTGTGTTGATGAAATACTAATAGTATTATTAGTGTAATCTATATCATCATACTGTAGGGAAATATTAATTGTTGGATTGAAGTAGTACTTAACTCCACCAACAGTTACATAATCTTCTGAAGTAACTTGAGCAAGAGTCATCTCAAGATCAATTCTACCAAATGGAGGCATACCACTTGTGTCAACAAGTCTTAGTCTATCAATTGCATAGAATGTTCCATTAGATACTGTGGAGAATGTAGCTCCAGTTAGAGTTACTTGAGTTCCACTGTCTACTGTTGCAATCGTTGCTTCTCCAACAATACCTAAACCATTTAGGTTTGCAATCTTCATTCCAGGATACATTGCTGCAGTGCTTGAAATGCCACTTAAAATACCGCCAGTGGTTAGACTTGCATTAAATGTAGTTGGAACAGTTAGACCAGTTACTGAGTCTAATTGAACAGAGTTTAGGAATGTTCTGCTCAATGGTTCAATATAGATTCTATTGTTGTCTAGGTTGACATTAGATGCAGATAGAATCTTCTTCTTGATTCTCCATGCATCAAGGAACTTAGGTGAAACATAGAGTCTGTCATTGGTATCAGTTGCAATATAACCAGTCTTCTCTGGTCTTGCACCCTTAGTGAAACCATAACCTTCTGGACCACCTTCTGGGAACTTCTCGCCATTGAGAATCTTATTGTTCGCAATGAACATTCTATCTGTTACATACAGAGTCTGAATGTTAGCTCTGTCAGAAACAGTCAGTCTTGCAGTAGTAAAGAAGTTTGATAGGCCCTTGAGTAAGTTCTGTGATGCAGTGTTTCTTGCAGTAGTTGCAATTACATTGATAACAGTGTTGGCAATTCTGTTCTCAATATCTGATACATCAACACTATTAGATTCTGAAGATTTACGAACCTTAGGAACATTAAGTGTAGTAGATGACTGACCACCTGCCTGAATAACTTGGTTTCCAATGTAGAAGTCACCTTGAGAGTTTGTACCAGATGAAGCAACGAAACCACCTGCGTTTTCGTAACCTTGAACGATGAACTGTTCGTATGCTTTGAGAACTCTAGTCTGTAGATTTGGGAAACCAGTTGAGTAGTTACCGGGACCAATACCGATATATTCCCAAGTGTGTGAAGAAGCACGGAGAATAGATGGTCTATAAAGTGGTATAGTTGGTGCAAGTGCGAGTAAAGTATCTGATTCGTTATCTACTGTAGCTCCGCTAGAAATTGATGTGGTGCTTGAAGATACACAAACAATCTTTCTTGATTCTTCATCAGATTGAATACCATAAGCGTTATCATCTGTAGATGCACTAAATGTTCTGCCAGAACCAATTCTATAACTGCTTCCATAGGTATTGAATGAAGTTGAGATAGTTGAGAAGCTGGCCTTACCACTTCTGCTATCCCATGCAGCAACTGGTGCAACATCAATTGCAGTGGTAGTTGCAGCGTCTCTGGTTGCATAGCAAAGATTGAGTGCTCGTACAAGTCTATGGGCTGCTTCTGCAGTTACAGAAGTCATTGCAGGAACTTCTGCAAATGGAGTACCAGACTGACCGCTATGATAATACTTTTTGTTTGGAACAGAAACATCTTTTGCTCTATATCCACCAGTATTTGCACCATTGCCAAATACATATTCAACCATACAACGGGAATCCATTTGTGGTGGGTTCCAGAGTACTCTTGGGTTGGTAATATTTCCTTCTTCGTTGGTTGATGGATATAAGTAGTTTATATTAGACTGTACTCTATAATTGTTATCATTTCTGTAAAGCTCAGAAAGATTATCTGCAACAATTGTCTGGAATTCGTCATCACGGGTGATAGTGACAGGAGTATTCTTGTAATTTCCAATGTCTCCATCAACAAATCTATCAATATCTGCTCTAAGAATAGTTAGATAGTATACTCCATCACGAATTCCTCTTTCCCAAGAATCAATTTCTTGGACATCATAAACCATGAAACGATAATTTGCATATGGAATTCCATCTGGATCATTTCCGCCAGCAGTTCCTTTAATGATAAATCTTTTTTCAGGTGGCTTTGGAGTTACTGCAGTGGTTTTAGGAATTACATACTTAACTCTCCAGAGAAGATCATTTGGAACAGATCCTCTGGTATCTACAAACTTAGCAGAAGTCACTGAGCCAGGGAATGATTCCCAATAAGTTAGAACATTAATATCTTCAGTAACTGAAACTACTTGGCTGCTTCCATCAGCAAGAGTTTCAGTTTTGGTGGTGAATTGAGTTTCAATAGTTTGTGAGAATAGGAAGTCAGAAACATATGTTCTTGATGAAGCATATTCAGGATCAATCTTTAGATATACTTTCTGTCTTGCAGGATCCCAGAAGTAACCAATACGCTGATTGTTATTTGGAACTTGGGAAGTTGAATCTCCAGTACCAGCAGTTAGCTCTAGAACTGCTTCATAAGTTGAAATGCCACCATTAGCATTGTCTACTTGGTTTGCAATCTTACAATCTTCTGCTGCAAGTAAACCAGTTGCAGTATAATATTCTCTGAAGAGATTATAGTTATTGTTTGCACCGAAGGTTAGGAATCTCTTGGTTATAGTAGAACCATTATTAACATCAGTGGTTTCAATTACAAGTTCTGGGATGTCATCTTCGCTGAGAACTCCAGGAATATCCAAATATACTTTAAATGAGTTGCCAGTTGCTGAGCTAAAGTTAATTTTTGCTTGCTTCCAATCTTGTTCTGCCTTTGTAGCAGATTCACCTAGGTTTGCTCTCCAAGTCTCTGTAGCATTAATTGGATATAATTCAGTGAACTGTGAAGTTCTATTGATACCTGTAGGTGGAATGAGTGCAGTAATCTTACCAGATGCAGATGGAGGATCGACCTGGAACTTATTACCAACTGCTCTGAGTGAAATTTGACCGAAGTTGGAGTTGGAGTTGGTGATAGACATATCACCACCATTAACTGCCAAGAATTGATCAGCGTAACCAACAGCAAAAACAGATACTACCTGAATGAAAGCTCCGTTGGATGCTTTGATGTGGAAATGTCTCCAATCATGCTTATACTCAGCATCTGGATCTGCATAGATTGGACCTCTGTTTGATGCAGAATCATCTTGAGTTGCGATGTTGCGTACTGTATCACCAGCTGCAAATGTAGTTCCAGAATCTGTGTAAACCTTACCAGTTGCGTTTCTTGGTTGCCAGTATGCAGTTGGATCTTTCTGTAGTGAGATACCAGTGAACTGAGCAACAACCATGGACTTGAAGCTACTCTCTTTTACTTTACTACCATCGGTATGCATACCGCAAAGACCGAGGACAGAGCGAAGTGAGCAGTTGAAGATGTATGGTGAGCAAGAATTTACAGTATCAATAGTAGTCTTTCTTGAAGAATCTCCAACGATTTCGTATTCTTCAGTTCGTACTTCTCTTGTACCAGTTTCACCTAGAGCTTGTGCCCAAGCATCAATTCTCTTATAATATCTTTCTAGTTCACCATCAGTAGTTCTTTGGTCTGCATATGTAAATGCAACTACTCTATGGTGAGAATAGTTTGAATTTGCTGCATTAGTGAATGAAGGAATGCCGCTTCCGTCATATGTTACAGAATTGATAGGAGTTGTAGCAGAATCTTTAAATGTCATCTGCCAGAAATAACAACCACCAGTTACCTTGAAGATTGAAGTCTGGTAACCGACACCCACTACTTTTTTGTAGAGTGAAGTATATGTATCTGGGTTGTCGATAATGCCAGTAACGATACCCATAAGGCTTGCAATTGCAGACTCTGCAGTTGCACAACCCGCATCATAGGTATTTCCGGTGGAATAATCTACGCCAGCAGTAAATGTTGGCCTGTTAATTGTCTTGCCAGATGTAATTTCAGTATACTCATACTGATCAGGAGTATTAGCATTACTCCATGCATTGATGGCAGAGATCATGATATCTCTTGCCTTGTTAAATGCTGCAATAGTAGCAGCCTTTTCATTGGTTCCAGTAATGTGCTGAAGAGCAGTACCGTTGGTATAGAATTCACCCGCTACAAATGAATTTGCGTTGCCACCCTCTCTAAGGTCTCCAATTACTGCGTCTACAATATATCCAAGGTCTCTCTTGCATGTTTCATTTATTTTTGAAACAGATGGATATTGTTGTTGTGCAAATAGGAATGCTTGTTCTACAATATATCCTCTTGACTTTTCAACCATATTAGCAGCATCATATATGACACCGCTAATTACATAGTTATCGCTTGAAATGCTTCCATCATTAGAAACTGGAGATGGAACATACTTAGGACGAATTACAGTTTTTCTAAGATCATAACCGACGATAGAAGTACCTCTTGGTACGATAACACCACCATTTCTTGGGTTGAATCTGTAAACTTCATTACTAATATCAGTTAGCCCAGTAACTGGGTTTGTGACTACATCATATCCAGGTCTGTTATCAATGGTGTAATCACCCGGAAGAACCATAATGGTGTATGCTTCAAACTTATCGTTTGCTGCACCAGCAACATAGCTTTTTCTGGACGCTTCAAGAAGTGCTCTCTCAATTGTTTTAAATGGCTGGTTAAGGTTACCACCATTATTGCTTAAAGCGTCAGTAGCATTTTTGTCTGACTGGCTAACATATAGAACTACATTTCTGGAGTTTTCAAAATCTGGGTTAGTACCACCAAGAGCAGTATTATTTCCTGTAACAATACTTCCGTCTGCCTTAAAAGTTAATCTAGGTTGACCTGCAGTAGAAATTGAAAGTTCATTTGTCCCTGGGCTGTAGATACCAGTCTGAGGACTACCTTCAAAACTTATAGCAGGAGCTGTTGGAGTATTATTACTATCGAACTTAATTACTATACCTTCCGCAATGCCACCAGATGTAATTCTAGTTAGAGCCATATATTTACCTTGAGAGAGGCTAAAAACTAGATTTATTTATACGATTTATTCTTATCTATCGAAGCAATTCATGCTATATTCTGTTGGTTTTAGGAAGTTTATGATGTGTAAAAGGGCTAAATCTGGCTTGGAATTTCCGCAGGTAAAAACGTCTAATGCGACACTACCATCTTCTGGCCAAGTATGTATTGAAATATGACTTTCGGACAATAAAGCAACAATTGTTACTCCTTGTGGAGTAAATTTATGTGAAGATATTTCTAAAAGAGTTGCTTCTGCAATATCTATAGATTCTCGTATTAGTTCTTTTAGAACCTTTTCATCATCGAGAATAGTATGGTTGCAGCCATATAATTCTGCAACACAATGCTTTCCTAACTTTTTCAAGCTCTTACTAGTATAACGGATAATTTATTTATTACCAAAAAACCTCAATGAATAAAAATCCTGGGGAATTTTTTTGGGGCTATTTGGTAACTAAAAGTCAATTTTGATTTTTAGTATGTGTACTTGATCATATCTTCGGTTAGTGAACCATTGATAAATGCACACATGTTAGTAAAGTCTTGGGCGTCTGGTTCATGTAGCTTTAGGTATTCACCATCGTCTCCATGAAGATGAATAGTCCTTGATAGCATGTCCACTTCAACACGATTTAGAGTTGAGTTATCTCGGATGTTCATACAAAGTCTCCAGTACCAACCTAGTATAGCACGATACCTGGCGGCTGTCAAGCCCCCCTTCGGATTATGTATCGAAGATGGCTGGTGCTTCTCTCATGCACAGAGAAGAACTTACATCTAATAATGGTCCCTCTGTAATTCTAGATTCTGGAGCTGCAACAGTGCAGAATTTAGACCCACTAACAGTTTCTAATTCTAATGCTAATCTGTTACTTGAGGATATTCCAGCAGTTGTATCATTATTAATTGATAATCTAGTAACATTAGTCACTCCCATTATACTAGTATTAGATAATCCACCTTTCCAAACATTTTCTGCAGCGGCTTGAAATTTATTTGAAACACCAGTTCCAATATCTGTATTGGTTCCTGCACGAAGATTAATTCTGTTGCCGCCAATCAAGCAGAACTTGTTTAACCCAATGTACTTATTTTCATACATTGTAGTCAATGTCCATGAACCAGATACTAAATGATTTTGTTCTGTGCAATTTGTACTAAATGATGGAGCATAAAGATCAAGTTGACCAGATGCAGTTAATCCTATTTTAGATCCGGCAATGGCCAGTCCATTTCCAGCACTTAACATAGCATCATTTTTGTAGATAGATGTATGTTCTCCTGCGTATGTTATTTCGCTAATTTTATTAACGTTTAAATTATAATCTCCACCTACCTGTAAATGATAATTGCCACCTACTTTCAAATGATAATTTCCTTTAACTGATATATGTGCATCTCCCATTATATTAATTTCTTGTTTACCAAATGTAACTTCTACTTTATTGTTACTATTGGTCACACGAATATTCCCAGCATCATCTACTTGGAATCCAGTTCTACTTCCTGCAGCTTCAATAACCAATCTATTATTATATGGAGTATCATCCATAACGATGATATGTCTTTCACTTGCTTGGATAAACTGCTTAGAATATTCTGGATTCCATTTCCCTGCAATATTATTAGTTACTCTAAAATTAAATGGATTGCAATTATTTCCAGTTAATTGACATTCATTCCAATCAATTTGAATTGGAGATTCAGTAGTTCTATTACACCCAATTCCCAATATGTTCAATACAAACGCTACAATGTTTCCAACATTTGCTAGCATATTTGCATTGACATATCCATTGCTATCAAATAACTCTCCCATATCAGCAATATTGCCAACATTTTTGATGAGATCTATTATACCTTTAATAGCACTAGCAATCTCAGTTCCAACTGAAACAATTTCAAATATAGAACCAAAAATATTATTTACGCATTCTTCTGCAAATTGAATATACTTGTCTGCCTGAGCAAGTAAATCTGCAGCCATGTTCTCAACAAAGTCAACAATAAATCCTTCAATTCCATTCATTAGTGCATCTACTAATGCTTCATCAATAGTACATGAAATTGTTCTGAGAATTTGAATGACAACTTCGGTAACTGTTTTTACAAAATATGGTATTGGACTACTGGCTGCCAGACCAATGGCATTTAATATTTTAGTAACTTCAGCCATTAGCCAAGACTTAACTTGGTTAACAATATACCAAACTAAGTTTCTAATTACATTGATACATCTATCTACAGCACTCTTTAAATCTACAACTTTATTAGTATATCTTCCATAGATTTCAATCGGAGTATCTGTTTTTTTAATATACCTTACGGAAGAATTTATTGGGTGTGTTGATGGCTTAGTTCCATCTGCACCTCGTTTTACATTAACTAGCGATTTTTCATTTTTTCCATTATATCCAATTATCTCATTTCCTATTTTAATTTTTCCTATTGGTGGAAATTGTGATACATTACTTACAGTAACATACTGCTCTTCAATTGACAAATCCCTAGTCAATATTGGATTTCCAGCATTTGGATTATATACAACCCCGGTTTTAAAAATATTTCCAAGTCCTTCAATACAACGTTTGATATCTTCTACAATTGTTTTTGCTGGGCCATCTTTTCCATCAGCAATTGAAGTTGCACCCAAATTTCCAGATGGATTTGACGGAGATGCAGGTAATGATGCAGCAGCAACTGAATCTGATGCTAGACCACCTTCATCATTGGTTCTTTCTGAATCTTGTGGCTGACCTGTTTTACTTTTGTTGGGAGATATAGCATTAACTGCACCTGGATTATTTGCAGCTGCAACTGTATCTGGTTCTATAAATATTGGTCTAATTTGACTATAAAATGATCCCATTACTACAGGTTGCTGGCAGTCTGGATAATCAAGAAAAAATCCCATCACAAAACTACCAGCTTTTAATCCTCCATTAGCTGCATTGCCAATTCCACTGACTGCAGCGTTTGTAGTTGGTTGCAAGACAAGTGCCCATGGAAGATTCTCGGGTTTCTCAAAAGGATCATGAAACCCAAGAATCTTTACACGTACTCTTCCTAACTTTGCATCTCGATCATCTGGGTTCTCAACAGTCCCCAGCCACCAAGTGAAATCATTATTACCAAGAAATGCTGAGTTTTGTAATGTAGGATTAATTGACATCTATCACACTTCGTATATACGGCATTCAGGAGCATCTGGATTTTCATCGCAATATAGCTCTAGTGGAGTTGGATCACTTGTTTGATTTGGGTGATTCTCCTTATATTTAATTAAAGATTCTAGTTCACTTTCTAGATATCTGCGTCTTTGTGAATTGGTGTTGGCATCCAACAATTCATTTTTGTTTTTATTGATGTGTTGGTCTATGTTCTGATCCATTAAAACGTTGCTCCGCTAGGGACATTAGTTTGTTTAATTTCATTGCCACCAAATGAATCTCTTGTTAATGTAGCAATAGTTCTAAGTTCAGTTCTATTTAGGATGGTATGCTTAACTGAATGAACTATATATCTTCCACTAATTCTAGTATCTTCTTTAATTCTACCATCTTTACCTTTTTTGGGAGATGGTATCGAAATATTGATTACATATCCTGGCTGCAATTTTAAATCTCCTGGGATTGCTATTTCTAGTTTGTTATATTCTAAAAAGTAATATCTATAAATTGACTTTTCATAATTTTTATTTACTTCATCTACATGATTTAATTTTTCGATTTCATCATTCGATAAATCTTTCCAGCCAAATGTAGATATTGTTGTTGGTCTATAGATTAATCTAGAGGGCTTTAATAATAATTCATTATCTTGAAATGGAGTCATCTTATTTAAATGACTCATATCTTTCCAGTATGTAGATGCATTTGTATTCCAATTTTGAAAATTTCTATTATTGATATCTACATATAAAGCATTATGTGCGAATGCACCATTACGAAGATCATCCAGAATATCAAATGCTTTTGGAGAGGAGTAATTTAGTATTCTATAGTTGTTTAATTCTGTTTTAGATGCTTTAGTATTTCCCTGAACAAAAGTATATTTTGTTCTTTTATTTGGATATGCATCTGCGTCAAATAGTACATCTAGTGATTTGTAATTATATCCATCAACCGTCTCATAGAAAAGATATCCCACGGAGGATTTATTTTTTACAGGTACACTTCTTCTTGACATCCAAATTGCAGTATCAAACAATCTCCAATTTGGGACATACATATCAAACGGATATAACGTTTCGTCTACATTTTTAAATTGTTTATCAGAAATTGATTTAATTTTTTCTTTCAAAAATACTTCTGCTTTTTTTCCATCAACTCTTTCACGAATTCTGGTGTATTCATTATCCAAAACTTCTTTGCTGACTGCATGAATTACATATGCCTGATTTTTTTCTTGCATCACTCGACCATCAATCTTGTGAATATAGAAATTTAAGGTGTAATTTGCAGCTAGTGTTGATAATACAAGTTGAATTTGCTCTCTTCCAATCAAAGGTAAAGTTTCAATTAAATTTTCCCCGATATCATTTATAACTAATTGACAGTATATACTCGACGAAATAATACTTTGATAGAAAGTAACTTCATGCACTAACTCTTTAATGTCAAGTTTACTTTGATTGGCATTTAGTGGGTATAGAAATACAGATTTTAGAGAAAAATCTCCAGTAAATTCTTGATTCATTAGAGTCTTGTCTTGAGGTTAAATGCTAGTGAACTATCTATTGAAGAATATGATCCTGCAGAATAGTCTGGAAATTCCATTGGAGTTATCAGGTTGGTGTTTGTTATTGTACTGGTTTCACCCATCATAATGTATGTATCTGAATATGCAGTAACATCTTTAGCTGCTTGAAGATATTGCATACTGTCCTTTTCCATTTGTGCTCCATTAAATTTAGCTGGAGCATTTAGCATTTGATATAATTTTCCAAGACTTTCTGATACTTTAATTGGATCAAATGCTGGTTGCTGATCTTGAGTAGATTCTTCAGCAGGAGCCACCCTATCAGCTTCAACTGTTGGTGTTTGAGCTGCTGGAGATGTTGCTTGACCAGGAGTTCCACCTTTTCTCAGTAATGAAAACAATCCTTGAGTTAATGGATCAACCTTACCATTTAAAGTTTCTGCTAAATCTTTTTTTGTAGTGTGTTGTTCTAGGTGTAAATGTGCTCCACCAGATCTTCCTGCACCAGGAGTTTTTGGCACACCTCCACTCATTGCAATTACAGAATTAGGATTAAAATTTTGGCCCTCTTTTACCCAAGAAGGAATAGAACTTAAATGTGCAAGTCTAGCAATCTTTCCATCAGTTAATTTAACATCCATATATTGACCATATCCACCATTAGCTTCTTTTTCTACACTAGAAGTTCTACTAATTTTCATAAACTGTCCACCCAGCGTAAATGATAATGGAGTTCCAGACCCAAATGCAATATCTATTCCTTCATGTGCATGTTTTCGGAATGATTCTTTCTTGCCAAATTTACTAGTAATATCTCCTCTAGACACCAATCCACCAGTTTGCATTTTAGCATATTTTGAAAATACTTGATTTCCATATGTAATTCTATTTTCATATCCACGATGTCCTGGCCCTTCTCCAGACCTTTCATATTGAGTTACAAATAAATGTGCAGCTTGCTTAACAGTTTTTGCACTTTTTAATGTTGATAAACTCAATCCGCCATCACCAGTTTCAAGTTCATACCAAACAAATTGTAATTGTGCTTCTAAAGTTTCTGGATTCAATCCTTTACTTTGTGCAAATCGTACTAGCTTTGGCCAACGATCTCTAGGATCCCATTGAGCTATTCCTTTATGTCCAATACTATTTGTAATTGTTGGATCAATATTATGGCCAGCCTCTTGCATGAAGTTTCCAACTAACCCAGCGGCTTGTTCTGCAGTTAATCCTTTAGATTTCAAATAATTAAATGCCTTCTCTGCATTAGCACTTCCTACAAAATTTCCTGCAGTATCAATAGTTCCATCTGGTTTTTTATTGTTGTCCGTTTTTTTAGCATCATCTCCTTTACGAAAATCTAGATTAATAATATTGTTTAAAATGTCTGCAAGAATTTCACGAATACTATTGCCAGAATTATATCTTGCTTTCTTGGATTCTTCTGATGATTCTTTCTTTGCAATGATATTTAAAGTTTTATTTAAACCAAGTACCTTTTCAAGTTCTGAATTAGATGATTGTTTCTTTTGATCAATATTAAACCCACCTGTTGTTCCACCAATATCAGATGTAAATACATAGTTACTTGACCCAAATTCTCTTCGATAAGGTGATAATAAACTAGATGCATATGGACGAATTGTTAATCCAATAGGTCCTAGAGAAGATATGACAGCATCAATTCCACCAATCATTGATGATGCAACTACTCCCATTGGAGCATTTAATATAGTTCCATCGTAAATTCTAGGCAGAGGAATAACTGCTTCTGGTCCTGCTTCACCAATAAGTGCTCTAGTTGGTTTTGTTACAATACCACCCACTGCAAGAGCAGGTTCTTTTGGTGCAGAAAATCCTTTAAAGAATCCATATAATTTATCTCCAACCCAATCACCAAGTAATCCACCAACAACAGCACCAAACGTAGCACCAGCAGCAGTACCAGCAAATGGAATGATACTTCCCAATGCTCCCATGACAATACCACCAAGCCATGCACCAATGCTAGATCCAATCAGCTTTACTGCAGCTTTATCTAATGGATCTCCAAAAATTAAGTTGAGTCCAAATCCAATAACAGGACCAATCAATGGAATTTTACTTAATGGTTTTGCTGCAGTTTTTATTGTATTTTTTACAAATTCTTTTGCTGAAGCAAATCCAATTTTAGATGCTACTTTTACTAAAAACTTTAATGCGTTCTTTCCAAATACTTTAAGTATAACTCGTTTAATTCCAGCAGTTAATCCTTTGGAGTATGCAATATAGAGATTAGGATTTAATAATTTAAATATTCCTTCAATAGCTTCTTTGAATTTACCAGATCCTATATTTGTAAATACCTTACCAATATTCTTACCATTCTTTAGAATCCATACAATGTCTTTTAATATCTGACCTGGAAATAATAACCTCTTGATGATAAAAAATCCACCAATAGCTTTAAATACACCAAAGAATCTTTCTAAAAAACTACCTCCAAATAAAACACTATGCAATCCACCAAGAACACCTTCGACACCAACTCCAGCAATAAAGTCAATCATCTTGAATATATTTTTCATTGCCTTAGCAATTTCACCAAGAGACTTTACATTCTCTGGCTGAGACATCCATTGAAGAATTTTATAACCTGCAAAAAATTTGAACAAGTCATATAATTTCACTGACTGTTCTTTTATCTGACCTCTTACAGCACCCGAAACTGTATTAGACTTTTTTAATTCTTGACTTCTTTCTCTTTCTGATATTGCAGATCTATCAATTGAATCTTTTTGAATTTTGAAAAACTTTTTCTCTAAGTCAAAATTTTTCTTTTTCTGTAATACTAAATTTTTGGCAACACCATGTACCGTCTTCAACTCCTTGAGACGAGTATTACCTATAATGGAAGCTGGTCTAACTGGTGTTAAATTTTCCATTTTATGGTGCTATCGGATAGTTAATTAATGGATTTGGTGGAGTTGTATTTCCAAGTGCCGCAGTCATTGGTTGTGAAGTTGTTTGAGTAATAGTTTTATTTGGTTGTCCCAATGTAATAACATTACCACCAGTTTTGGATTGGCTTTTAGATTGACTTTGAAGTTGTAAATTTTCTTTTTGAACTCTCTGTAAATTTCCAGATGATTGTGAAACAGTCTGGGTTATTTTTGGTGGTGTTGCTGGCTTTGGTGTTGAAGTTAATTCTTGATTAGGTGAAGGAGCATTCAACATCTTGAATAATTTCCCAAGACTTTCTGCAGCAGATGTTGCCATTTCTGCAGTAAATTCTGATGAAGTATTATTTTGATCTTGATTTGTCGTATCTGTAGCTGCAGTTGAAGATGTTTGCCCACTTACAGAGGGAGTAGCTTTACCTTTTGTCCATGCAATTGGTTCTACTTTTCCCCCAATTGTTCCATTCCAAGAACTTCCAATCTCCCAATGTAAGTGTGGACCAGTACTTCTTCCCCCACCATGTTGATGTCCACTAGAAGCAACTTGTTCTCCAGTTTTTATCAAATCTCCTTGTTTCTTGGCATACGAACTGACATGACCAAACAATGAGAATATTCCATTATTACTTTTTAGAACAATATAATTTCCCCATCCACCAGGATTTTTATTAATCTCATGAACTTTCCCATCAAAAGGAGATAGTAATGGAGTTCCCACAGGCATTGGTAGATCTCTTGCTGTATACCCATGTTCAAGACCTCTACCCATCACAACTCCTTTAGAGTCTTCTGGAACTGGTGCCCAACCACCGCCAAGTTTCAGAAACTTTCTAGTTGCCACTGGACCACCACTACCAAATCTAGGATATAATCCATAATTAATTTGATCGAGAACCTTTGGTCCTCCCATTCCATTAACTGCATTTTTATTCAACACATATTCGTTTGGTTCTAATAGTGCAGGAATCTTATCTCCGACTCCTTGGCCGGGAACCGCACCAGAGGTAGAAGATCGGTCAAATATTGGAGAGATGGAAGGGGCAGCAGATGGAGCCGCTGGAGCTGCTGGTGGAGCTGCTGGAGTGGCTGCTGGTCCAGGTGGAGTGGTAGCTGGGGGTACAGTGGCAGACTTATTCTGTTTACTTATCAAAGCACCCAATATATTTCCAAGTAATCCTTTGACAGTTGTATCTCTACTAGCATTGAAATCTTCACCTTTCTGTTGATTTACATTGATCTCTTGTTTTCCAAATAATTCTGCAACATCTCCCATTCCAGACGTTACCATCTCACCAACACCACCAACAAAGCCAGTCATTCCAGACACTAATCCAGGTGGCAATCCAAATCCAGATGCAATATTAGAAATCAAAGGTTTTATAAATTGACCAATTCCAGGAATTTTTCCTACAGTAGATGAAATTAATGCTAATATTCCAGCTCCAATAATCTTAAAAGGTAACGTCAATAACTTCATGAATTTAGGAATTACCTTATTGGTAGCTGCCTTGAATCCATCAATTCCAAATGAACCCAATTTGTCTAATGGAAGGATTGCTTCTGGACCAGCCTCACCGACGATAGCTTCAGTTGGCTTTGTTACAATTCCACCCTTTGCTAACTTTGGAAGTTCTTCTTGAGACTTACTTCCTGTAAATAATGACTTGATAGATCCACCAATTTTTGCACCGATGTCAGTAGCAATATCTATTCCTGGGAATAGAGTTTTTAAAATATTTTTGCCAATATTTGATAGAGATTCTTTTGCCTTTTCTCCTAAATCTCCTTGCCCAGTTTTATCAGATTCTGCAGATGTTTCTGCTGGAGATTCTACTGGCTTTTTAGTATCTACTGATTGCTCAGCTTGACCTTGAAGTTCTTTTTGTCCACCAAGCAATCCATTGGTTAAAACAGATTCTAGAAAATTTGGTAATAGATTAGTTAAAAATTTTACTGTCAGTGAAATTGCATTTGGAATGCTTGCAAAGACTGATGTTACATCCTCTATAGTTTTAAGTAGCCATTCTACTCCACCACCAATCCATCTGAAACTAAAAAACTCTGCAACCTTACCAACAAAATCAAATACCCCATTGATTACCTTAGAAGTAACCGTAATGGTTTTCATTAATACATCAACACCAAATTCAGTGACTGCACTAATGAATTTAAATATCTTTGTGAATAAAGTTACAAAGTCCTGAATTTTTTTTGAGTTTGCTGGATTTGATGCCCACTGAAGAACTTTGTATCCAACAAAAAATTTCAAGAGATTCTTAAAGAATGCTCCAATCATAGAAAGGTCAGACTTTGCCTTTTCTACAATAGAATTTGCATTTGATTTTTTTCCACCTCTTCCTCTACCTTCTTCTTGTAATCTTTCTCTTTCTCTAGATTTTCTTCTTTGTTCTTCCTTTGCAAAGTTTAAAATTCTATCTCCAAGAAAACTATAATACTTTTTCTCGATGGCAAGTAAAGTTCCAAGGGTTTTTCTAATCTGACCTAATTCTTCAATCTCTTTTTTGGCGATAATATTCCCAGACAATCTAATAGGTCTCCCCCCAGTAATAGCTGATGGATTTACTGGGGAAAGTCTTCTAGATCGGAGAGACTCAGCAAATGATTGCATTGATGTCTGGGTTTGTCTTTCTGCCATTTACTTACAACGATGTTGTTGTTTTATTTTTGAGATTCTCTTCTTCAATGTAATCTACCAACATTTGCACATATATTTCTCTTTCCCACGGAAGCATATTTTCAATTTCTGAAAGAGCCCACTTATGATGTTGAAGTAATATAAAATTAATTCTGAAGAAATTTTCTAGCGACTCATGTGCTAGGGCTATGCGAAAAAAGACGCAAGACCCTCCAATACAACATCACTTTCAACATTAGTTACTGGGTTAGTAACTTTAACCGTATGAGATAGCTTTGGCATAGTCTCAAAGAATTTTTGAATTAACAGAAACTGAGCCGTGTCTAAACTATCTAGAAACTCATTGATTTCCTTTTTACTGAAACTCTTTGTTTCATATACATCTTCACCTTCTACAACTTGTTCAATACAAGATGCTGCAATTTCAAATACATCTTCAGTTTTTGCATTGGCAGTAAAGTTTGTTTTAACAAACATCTCCATGCTAGGATATTTCATTACAACAGAAATAGTATCATTCAATGAAATAATTCTGGAGTGATCTTCAAATTTTTGAACTTTAATATCTTCAACATTGAGTTCAAGAGGAACTGTAGTTTCTCCATCATCTGGACATGTAATATTTAAATCAATCTGTTCTCCAACAGACTTTGCACGGATATTGAGAAACAAATACTCAATATCAAATACAGCAAGATCATCAACTTTAATTTTAGATATAATGCAGTTCTTCAGAATAGTCTTGACTGCATTGATCATTTGATTTTCATCTTCAGATTCCATAGCCATGAGAAGAACTTTCTCTTCTTTTACTAGGAATGGTCTGTATTTAATTAATTGATCAGTTGATGGTAAACGCAATTCATACGTCGGAGTTACAATTTTTGGTAAAGGCATAGTGAATACTATAATATAATCTAAAATTATTTAGGTGATGTCCGCCCAAGATGTTGTTATTTTAGTAGAGTTTTCTCCAGTCTGAGATGATGGTACTGCAAGTTCGTATTCAAAAGTAACCTGAACTTTTACTAATTGTGATGATCCACTGGATAATGGTATTGACGATATTGTTGTTGGGAATGCATTTCTCAATCTAACTGAGTATGTTGCAAATGGTTTACCAAACCCAGAAATATACTTAAGTCCAGAGTCTGGAATAATTTGATCACTGCTATAAAAATTAGATTGAGAGTCTAATTGTATAGTTTTTAATCTAGTATTTTTTCTACTACTTCTATGTCTTTCAAGTTTAATTACAATTATATCACAACAATAATCATCTCTATATCTAGTTCTACCCAAATCAACACTTTGATTCATATTAATGTTTGTGTTTATGGTATTTGTACCTGATAATGAAACCCCAGTATAAATGTAATTGCCCCAGGAATCAAAAATTCTTCTAATTTCAGAATCTGCATCCAAAATAAATGAAATAGTAATCTCATTGTTTACAATTCCATATGCATATTTCATCGTAGGAGTATTTGTAATTCTATAATCTCCTGTAGAAATAGAATACCCAGGGATAGAACACTCATCTGCATACACTCTCACAAGTCCTTGCATAAAAGATTCATCATTAGTATTTACATCTCCAGTCATGCCAAGGGTAAATAAATTTTTTAATAATTTACTGCTATTGACAAGTTCAAATTGAATATCATAAAAATTACTTAGAGAAAAACCATATCTCTCTACATATCCTCTAAATTCTTTAAAATTTTTAGGAATCGTATTAATACTCATCTACTACTATCTCCCCAAACAAAGGACTTATTAACTCGTTTGTATGATCCTTTCTGCCTACTCACGAAACTTTCCAACGGCAAAAAGATAGACTTCATCCAATCTTCACTATTTATTTTAAAAAGCGGTGTATCAAGACCTTCATAAACATAATTATGAAAGCACTGTTTTGGAATTGTTGGTCGTCCATCTTGAATGCTTTGTAGTACTTTATATCTAGTTGGAAGATTTAGATAGTGTAAATTTGCTCCAAAAAATTTTCTTCCACCTTGTAACATATAAACTAATGGAAACTCATCATAGTATGGAAGTTTCTTTGCCCATGTTGCACTGTATTCAAACAGATAAAGATTTCCTCCAGATGGAATTAATGTCTCATCTAGAGTTACCAGTGTTTTATAAATATCATTTCTTCTTGCAACTTCAGCAACTGTATCTTTATACCAGCTATATGATAGAGCATAAAATCCACGTCTTTTTTTATTGGCAATCTCATCAACTTGCTGGAATATATTTAACTGAGGTTGATTTTTAGTTCTTGCCGATACTTCTCTTCTCATACCTTTAACTCCGATTCTGTGAGTACTTTAAATTTCCACATTCTATCTTCACAGAATTGTTTAGCTGCCTCCCATTTGGCTTGATTTTTTACATATTCAGTCACTTCATAGATATAACTTTTGGTTTGTCTTTGTGGTTTTTTGGGAGGAACAGTTTGTTTGCTGGGTTTTATCTCAATCAAATACTTGACAATAGTACCATCACTCTCTTGAATTTTGGCATAAAAATCCACAAAATATCTATGGATTCTATTATCTAATGGAGATCTGTATGGAACAACCACTTCTTCTGATGCCCACTCTAATACATTTGGTCTAGTGTCACAATACTTCATGAACTTCAATTCCCATGAAGATCTATAAATTATATTTCTATAATCTCCCTTGTATTTTTGAATATTTTTTGGGACAAATTTTCCCTTTAAAGTATTCATAAATACTTTTATAAAAGGCGTATCATAAGATATTTATGGGAGCTGCTAGTAAAAGTTATAATAGTGAATATCAAAAGGGTCAATTTGGCAAGGATTTATATTGGCCAGATAAACAAAATATGTTTGATATGTTGCAGATGGATGTATTAGAATACGTTCCCATATCAAAGGCAGTATCTACCAGTACCGCAACAGAATTTACTGCATTAACTGATATTCAAAGTGTTGATACAGTATATAATATAGTAGATGGTTCTAGAAAACCGGATGGCAGAAAAAAATTAAATACAATTTTACTTCCAATTCCAAATGATATTAATTATTCAGATCAATTAGATTGGTCAACTAGCCAGATGAACATTTTAGGAAAAATGTTACCAGCATTGGCAGGTGCAGCTGCAAATGGTCAAGGAAATGTAGGAGAATTAATTTCAAAACTAGCTCGTGGTGGAACTCCAGAATTCATATTGAATGCAATAAAAAATGTTCCTGGTGCTCCGCCAGCCGAAGCATTGACTCAAGGAATTGGCGGAAAAATCCTTAACCCATATATTGAACAAGTATTTAAAGGTATTGGCATGAGAGAATTTAATTTCTCCTGGAAGTTAGTACCGAGAAATTCAAGAGAACAAGGAAGAATTCATAATATTATTAAAGCATTACGATACTATTCACTGCCAAATTATAGCACTGCTGGTGTGGTAAATATGTCAACAGATCCAGCATTCCAGGGATTTGAAGAAAGTGTAAACTTAAAAGATAGATGGTTAACTGTTCCAAATATCTTTAAGCTAACTTGGAGACAAGCCGGAACTGAAAGGTTAGAAATACAATCTTTACCAAGAATAAAACCTTGCGTATTAAAAAATATTCAAGTCAACTATACTCCAGATAATGTATGGGCAACCCACATTAATACCAGTAGTGTAGGATTAAGTGGCCCAGCTCCAGTCGCATATAATATAACTATAACATTTGCAGAAACAGAAATCATTACTGGCCATGAAGTTATTCCTGGAATAGATGGAGGATACTAAAAATGTTTTTTGATGCACAACCAAATTTTTACTATCCATATAAAGGTGGATTAAAATTATCTAAAAATCTATTTCGTAGAGTTAGATTTAGAGATAACCTAAATGCCCTATACGTAGCATCCACCAAATATACTATTCAGCAAGGAGAAACTCCAGAACAAATTTCAAACAGAATATATGGTTCAACAGATTGGTATTGGACAATATTATTGATCAATAATATTATTGATATGAATAACGATTGGCCAGTATCAGATTATGAATTAGATATTTCGATTGAAAACAAATATGGCAATGATCAAGATAAAATTCGTTTTTGGGAAACTAAGCAAATTTTTGAAGGAAATAATGTTATCCTAGAAGCTGGAATAATTATTGAAGTTAATGAGGGAAGACCAGAACAACTAGCAGTTGGGTACTATCCATCATATTATAATGAACAAAATCAATTGGTTGATGTATTTACATTAACTACTCCAAATGGAACTCTACTGACTCGATCTCAAATTATGACTCCAGTTACAAACAGAGAATTTGAGTATAGAGAAAACGAAAAGAAAAAAGAAATATTTTTAATTAGACCAGCATTCTTAACTACCATGGAAGAAGAGATTAATTCTTTATTTGCATATGATACTGATTATAAAATTGATTCTGCTGGAGTTAGATTTTCCGAAACATAGATATAAAAAAGGGGGGTCATAGACCCCCCCCCCCAAGTATATCAGTCTTCTTCAGCTAGTCGAGCAAAGTAACTTAGAGTATCGTCTTCATCATCACTGCTGGTAGAGCGTGAAGAGAATGAAGGAGTGGCACTAGCAGCAAAGGATTCCACTGTAGTAGATTCTTCATCTTCATAAGTCTCACGATCAATACGTTGAGTTGGACGTGAATTTAGAACATCAGTTAGACGTTTTTGAAGTTCATCATAAGTTTTGAAGTTATCTCCAGAAGTAAACTGAACTAGGCTATGAGTCTTAGAATAGATCTGCTCTAGTTGATCATCATCAAAATTACCGAGTGTACTAGGGCTAGAGAACTCAGACTTGTCATAGTTCCAGTAACCTTCAACTTTACGAAGCTTGATTTTGAAATCTGCACCAGTCCAAAAGTCGAATGGATTGATAGGAGTTTCATCTGCAAATGCAGGTTGCATAGCTTCAGTGATTTTGTCGAAGATCTTTTTGCCAAACTTGTAAAGGAATACTTTACCTTCGTTTTCTGGATGAGCAGGATCTGTTACAACGTAAATGTTGGTGTAGTAGGATAGCTTACGTTTTTGCTTGCGAGCAACTTCTTTGTCTTTCTCGCTGCCGCTATTCCAGAGTTGACGATTGAGATCCCCTACAGGATCCTTCTGGTTGAGAGTGGTTAGAGAGTTCTCGATATACCAACCACCAGGACCTTGGAAAGCATGACTCCACACCTTTGCCCAAGGAACATCTTCACCTTCGGGAGCGGGGAGGAATCGGATTACAGCATAACCATTACCTGACTTGTCCATCTCAGGCTTCCAAAACCTTTCGTCAGCACCACCTTCAGTGGCTGACATCTTTTCGATTTCTTGAGTTAGCTTTTCAAAAGAATTGTTTGAATTACGCTTTAGTGTTGCAAAAGACATGCGGATTCTCCGTATTAGTTGGATTGTTTGGATTTGGCTTGTGAACCCGAACCCATGAGACTATGGTAGCAGGTTCAGACAGATTTGTCAAGCCCTTCCTTGGCAGTGGCGATGTCCTCTTTCATCTGGATGAAGATTTGTGACACATCAACATTGGAAGGGACTCCAAGAAATGTAGCAGATGCACGAATCATTTCTACGAATTCTTCGGCTTCTTTATCACTAGAATACTTTGCTCGGAAGTAAAGTAACTCTTGAAGTTCAACAAGTCTTTCTAGTTTATCTAGACATTCTCTACGTGTCTCCTCAGTTTTACCATCAAGACCATACATCATTCTAGCAAGTGTTTGATATAATGATGTCATCTCTTCTAATTCATCACGAATTAATTCTTGCTCAAAGAAAGACATTAGTTTTTAACCTTTGACAAAAGTATCTGCTTATATTTAGGTTTGTCCACCGAAAGGAATGGTTCGTATTTCACGACCTTCTTTTTTATTCCTGGCCAAACCAAAGGATCCACAATGGTAGTATCAAAATCTTTGATAAAGTTTAACAATTGATTAAGAATAACCAGTGTTTCTATAGATATTGAATTGGATAGATACTTCTTCAATAATGGAGGATGAGTAGATGTAACTTTAAAGATATCTTCAAAGCTATTGTCATTGAGTAAAGTATCCACATCATTTGCAAATACAAAACTCATACTCTGAATTTTTTTAATCCATTCAGTATATACAGAAGTATTCTGTAATTTGTAGATATCTCCGATCCAAGTATCTTCATTCTGCACAAAATGTGATACAAAATATTGTATCAATTCTTCTTGATTAAATTTTGTGCCTAGCTTTTTAAAAAAATATTTGTCCCTTCGTTTTTCAAAAGATTGAAGGGTAGTTCTTGTCTTTCCGTTAAAAATAAAATAGTTGTAGCTATCTGAAGTGAAATGTAATTTTATGGCAAGATAAAGTTTATAAACTTCAAATCCATTCATAAAGGAAGTCTTGCACGAGAAGTTCGTTTCATAAAGTTCATACGCTGTGCATCAACTTTAAGTTTTTCTTTCAGTGGTTTTGAAATTAGTTTAGAAACATTTTCTAATTCAATTTGGTTTTCTTCACAGTATACCAGTACTGCATCAATATAGTTGAGACCACCTTGATTGGTTTTGACGATCTCTTCTACTTCCATAGAAAATTTAGCTGCGGTCATAAATTTATCTTCAATAAGTTGATCAAAACATTCAGATGCATATGGAGAATTTTTGTAAAAATGTTCATTTCGTACTGGACCTTTACCAGACTTTTTTAGCTGTTTATTAGAATCCATATGCATCTAAAATTAGTGGGTATTATTCCAATGGTCAATATAAGTCATGAGAACTTTCATGTATTTCATGATGTCGTACTCCTGGAAGACTTGAATTTCTCCATCTTCACAGGCAATTAAAGTAACAAGTTTCTTTACTTTGATACCAGTACGTTCATAATACATCATTGCATATGCACATTCCTGTGCAATGTAATTCTCAATCCATTCTCGTTTCTTTGGTTCAGTGGAAGATTTAAAGTCTATGATTGCCAGCTCATTTTCATATTCGGCAATACAATCAACTCTTCCAGCAAGTTTTAATTTATCACTATACAAGGCACCTTCTAGAACATGGATGTTGTTAATTTTGTCCAGGAAAGGCTTCAAGTGTTTAAACATGAATAGAGGAAGTACTTTGGTTTTATACTTCTCTTCATCGAATACATTATTTAGGTAATCTTCATTCATGGAATGAAGACTAGTACCTCTAGAAGCTGCCCTAGAAGAAATACGATTTGCTTCTGCTTCACCTACACGTTTTCTCCATTCTAGAATTGATTTCTTTGATTTTGCACCGATAACAGTTGTAACGGAAGGATATTTATTTTTTTCTGGTGTAAGATAAAATCTTCCGTTTTCAGTTGTTACTGCCTCTAGATCAATCAATGGAGCATTATTTAGATGTACAAACACTATCAGAATCCCAAATTCAATTTACTAATTAGATAACTCCTGATTAGGCCAGAACGAACAATGTCTTCAATTCCAAATTCTACCATAGAGAACTCTTCCATAGTTTGAAGAATACTCATAAAATTAAGAATACCATTTCTTTCATTGGTCTTCACTAAATCAGTCTGCTGAACATCCCCACAAAAAATAATTTTAGAATTTTGTCCTACACGAGTAATAATAGAATCTAATTCATGAAAGTTTAGGTTCTGACTTTCATCCACAATGATAATACAATCATCTAGGGTTGTGCCTCTAATGAATGATGTACTCCAGAAACTAACTGTTCCTTGACCTTTTAGATTCCCATATAGAGCTTCAAAGGAAGCATCATCTGGCATCTCAAACATGTACTTTACCATATTCTTATATGGAATCTGATAAAGTGAAGACTTATCTTCATGATCCCCAGGAAGGAAACCAATCTCCCTAGTCGAAACTAGAGATCGAACCATATACACTTTTTCATATGGTGTCTTTTCATTCATTACATCTCTTAGTGCAAGATATAAACTGACAAAAGTTTTACCAGTTCCTGCAGCTCCATATAGGAAAAGATTTTTCTGCTTTGAATATTCTTCAAATACTTTTTCCTGGGCTGGAGTTAAAGGAGCAATCTCCTTCATGTGATCTGAATTAATTGGCTTTTTACGTCTCATTTTTTTATTAGAGATATCTGCAAATGATGGTTCGATTTTCTTTCTGCGGGAACTTGTCATACTTCAAATGTGGAATTAGGATATGATTTTTTGATGCGTCCTAGAACGTCTTTAAATGAGCCAGGGACTTTGGTATTTTTCCAGTCTCCGACTTCACTAACAGAAGACATTCCAGTAGGAACCTGAGTAATGTGTGGATTTTCTTTTAGATAAGGTTCCCTTTCTGCCATATACATCCACTTCTCAAAGATTTCACCAGTGTTGTTATCTCGGAATTTATACGTCGGCATAAGTTTTAAACCATTCAGGAATAGTAGCTGGAGATTTCCATTTCGCAAAAGAAACTTTTTCTCCAATATAATAGTTGCGATATGACTGAATTGAATCAGTTTGCTTGTATTTATCGGGCATTGCCGGAGGGGGTTCAGTCCATCCAAGCTCTGGAAGATTGTTAGGAATATTCTGCAAATATCCTTTTAGAGATTCAGTAGCATGAAACTTGCCATATCTCCTGGTGTATTCAATGCAGCACTGCTCAAAGAGTTCATAGAGCCACTTGTAATGTGATCGAGAACTCCTAGCCCAGACAGCAGAAGGGTGGTTAATATGACAAGCTTTATAGAGATTTGATTCCCTGGGCTCATCGAGTTTGAATCTCTTGACTTGTCGATTCTTACTAGAAAGTTCGTAATAACCAATACCGTCAAGAACTCGATGAGCAGTTGATAGAAGTTGTGCATACTCAACAATCATTTTTACAACATGTTTGTCACAATGCTCTTGAGCACACAGAACTGGATTATAGTTCAAATAAAAGATGTTCATAATATAAGGGGGGGGGGGTCACTCATCAATTATAGCATCAAGGACTCAGCCTTGCCTTGTGTAGCCGCTTTTCTTCATAATAGCTCCAGACATTCGGTGCCCATCTTTGCAGTTCAGGTACAAAAGCATCGCAAAGTGCTTGAATTTCAAGTTGTGCATCAAGTTTTGAACGAAGATCCATAAAGTGAAGTACAGAACGCAGGTTAAATGAAACTACAAAGTTCTGGCGGATTGCTTGAGGAAGATAGTCACGAATATGCTCTTCACACATTCCCTGGTCATAATACTCAGCATACTCTTCACACTCACTCAGAATACGACCTAGTTTGCGTTGACGATGCTCAGCAGTCCACTCATACTTCTTACCCTTACGATTGGTATAGAACCCTTCAGGACGTACATAAAAAACATCTTCAACATTTAACTCACGCTTAGCAACCTTTACAACTCGCTTCCCAGTATACCGCTGAGATTGAACGTCCCAAGAAGTTCCAATACGATGAGTTCTTGCCTGAACAACTACATTGTGAACAAACCCAGAACAAGAAAAAGTAATTCCAGGATGCTCTATAGGACCCCAATGACCACGCTCATTTGCAAGAAGTTGCTCAACAATCCATTCTCCACATTTTTGATAACTAGGAACCTCAACTTTATGAATAGGAACTTCAGAATAATCACCTTTTCCTGCTTGCCAAATGACTTGCTCTGGAATTGGATAACATTGAAGTTTTACAACTTGAAGATTTTTATCAAGTTCAAGAAGATCTTTTGCTTTGATAGGTTTCATAATTACTTTTTCTTTTTAGGTTGCTTTGGTTCAACTCCCCATAGCTTGGGGTTTACTTTCCCGTCTGTCCAACAAATGTTTTTCAGACCTTCTCGATACTGATCCCAGTACATGTCGAAGATCTGAGCCCGCTTGTTACATACCACTATATCATACTTTTCCTGGTTGTCAAGTAGATAGGTGACCAGATATGAATTCAGAGGAAGAGATTTATCTTTTGCTAGTTCTTTACTACAGTCTTTATGTACAATTTTACACATATCACGACCTATTTCCCCACTGGATTTCGGGATATGCCTCCTCCACACATGCTCTGGTAATCTTATACTTTTTACCTAGAGTTTTATCTTTTACCATACAAAGCACCTTTGCTTCATCTTGGTGAAGTCCTTCCAGTAACTGAATGAACATGATCTCTCGTTTGCTAGTTGATAGACCATCATTACCACCCTTTACGAAATTGTATAGAATTCTGTATTGGTGAAGTAAGCGAGTGTGTTCAGTATCTGCAGGAGCTTCGTTAGGAGTATATGGAACTTCTCCCTCGGGTAAAAGACTAATTACACTATCATCAAAATTCCAAATTAAAATTGATTGTAGTGCTGCAGTTTTATACCTATGCAGTAATTCAATTTTTTCTTTTTTTGTTTTTGCATTGGAAACTTTTTGCAATACTTCAGAAAGCAAAAGTCTCTCTACTGGTAGTTCAGCCATGAGTTAAAAATCCTCCAATTCATTTAATAATGAGACTAGTTTATTTTCAATGAAATAATTCATTGAAACCTTATTAGGTTTACTACTATTTAATAGATTAAATTCGGTGACAATTTTATCTTCTATTTCAGATGGAATTTGCGTAAGATCAATTAGTTTTAAATTCCGATGGTAGTTTGATAATTGTTCTTCATTACAATAAGTTTCTGGTTCTGAATGAATCCACTTAGCAATGTTCTTTTTACTAATTGGTTTTTGTCTTTTGCCAGTGACAAAAGTATCAGAAGCAGATAAAAAGTTAGGAATGCCATCAGACCTATCACCTTTAATTACGTGTTCTTTTATATAAAGTTTTGGATTTATGTCGGCATTGACATATTTCTTTTGGGTAGGATTATACTGAGATACACAAGGATACTTTAATAATTGAATGAAGTCCTTATCTCCAGATAAAATTAAAACTTTTTCGGTGGATAGATTTTGTTTTTGTCGTTGAATGTTCTGTGTAGCAACAAATTTAGATAATGCTGCGATTATATCATCTGCTTCTGCTCCATACACTTCCATAACAACGTATGGAAAATTGTCACGAATTTCATCACGTATTTTGTTAAGAATGTCAAAAATTTGACTCCAATCAAATGATGATTTTTCTCGGTCTTTTTTTCTGTTTTGTTTATAATATGGGAAGTATTCTTTTCTCCAATAGTGTTTGCTATCGTAACAAAGAACTAAATTCCCATATTCGGCATGAAATTTCTTTTTGTATGATTTGAGAGATGTAAGTACCATGTGACGGACCATATTTTCATCAAGTCCGTCACTCAGTCTAGTCTGCATCATCAAATTACTAATCATGCACTGATTCATATCAACCAGTATCATAAATTAATCCTCTTCGTCTTCGTCTTCCTCTTCTTCAAAGCGTACAGCAATCAATTCTTCGGTAATATAGTTTCCATTTTCATCATACATTTCTGGATGTCCAGTTGCATTATTTGAAATTGGATTGAAGTATTCATTTGCGAACCATCCAAAAACCATACCAACTAAAAATGATAATCCTATTAGAACAAAACCTACTGCAAATACAGTGAGCAAAAGTAATAGATTTGTCATGGTTCTCTTCCCGTTGAGTGTTAGTCTTGTATATCTTCTATAAAGATTTTAACTTCCACCCTATAGTTCCTTTTAAATATGGAAACTAATTTATCGAAGTGGAAGTCAGGCTTTTGCAAGTCTTGTTTCCTCCCACTTATCATTGCTCTTACATTTTTATTTAGTAACTTTTCTGTCATGCAATAACTTTGATTAGAATATGTTTGGAAGTCATTCTTCCAGATGGAGCCTTTGGTTTAGTAGTTAGATGAGTGCCAATAGATTCAGCATTAAACTTACTACATGAAATAACCTCTGTCAAAAATTCTTCGGGTTTTCTCAAAGTACGAACCCAAGATTTTTCTGCAT